TATTATCCTACTGGTGCAATCGCTGGTATCCTGAAGCAGTGCCTCAAAGAGTTGAAGAAACTTCCTATTGAAGGTGTGGTCCAAGGTGACTTGTTGTATACAAAGACTCCATCTGTCGTAGTCATGGGTGGTAAGAGTTGTTATAAATTCAAACCCAACACCATCACATACTGTGTGGAGAAAAACACAGAGATGGGTAACAAAGTGGGAGCATCTAATCTTGGTATTGTATTCCACACTACTTACAGAGGTAGCACTGTTGCTGATATGACAGCAGGATTTGGTGCCGATGTATCTGGTCTGCAGGGTGTTGGAGATGTCGCAGTCTTCTCATCTGAGTTTCAAAATGTAAATGGTATTGCTAACCTCTCCGCTGGTGAGATCACCAATATCAATATGACTATCGCTAAAGCAAAAAGAAACCTCCGCACTGGCAGCAGGTTTCTTAATGAGATTCAAAGGGCACAGGGACCACAGACCTTTTCACCTCCTGCTCTCTTCAAGATTTACTTCAACCAAGTCATCCGTGGTGGTGTGATTCCTGACGCTACAGGCATTGCTAATGGGTATATCAAGTTTGTAAATGACAAATATGATGCAGAGATCGCTAAGAAAAAGACTGAGAAGTCACAGCAAGAGTGGACTAAACGCAAGACCAACGCAATTAAATACCTAAATAGTAACACATCTGTTATGAAATCAGCATTTACAGGTTTCAAAGATCTGATTGCTGCCAAAGAGCAAGTGATAAATAAACTGAAGAAGATTGAAGGTATTGGTACCTTCCTAGAAGACGAGAATGGTTACAAAGCGACAAGTCCAGAAGGATTTGTGGCCATCAAAGATGGCACAGCACTCAAACTCGTCGATAGACTAGAGTTCTCTAGAGCAAACTTCACCGTAGCAAAAGACTGGGGTAAATGAGATTCATTCAATTCATCAGGGAAGCAGCAGAAGCCGCTAAGAAGACGGCGAAACCTGCAACCTCACCAAAAGGTCAGCGCAAAGCATCGGATAAGATAGACGACAAGCATGTTGCTATCACATTCGGGAGATTCAACCCTCCTCATGCTGGGCATGGCAAACTTCTTGATGCAGTCAAGGCGCATGGTGGTGACTCTGGTAACTATCGTATCTACCCTTCAAGGTCTCAGGATCATAAGAAGAATCCTCTTTCTGCACAGCAGAAGGTAGATCATATGCGTAAGATGTTTAAGAATCACGCAGATAAGATCCAAAATAATGAGGCACATAGAAACATCTTTGACATCCTAAGAGACTTGCATGACGAAGGTCATGAGCATGTCACTATGGTTGTTGGTGATGATCGAGTGAAAGAGTTTGAGACTCTTGCCAACAAGTATAATGGTAAGCATTATGATTTCAAATCTATTAATATTAAGTCTGCTGGCGCTCGCGCTAATGATTCCGACGACCCTATTGAGAATCTTTCTGCCAGTAAGATGCGTGCCCATGCTCAATCTGGTGACCACGATTCATTCCACGCTGGAATGCCCAAGGGACACGACGCAAAACATAGCAAACAACTGATGGCAGATGTCCTTAAGGGCATGACTCCTCCTCCTAAGAAGAGTAGGAAGAAATCAGAAGTGCATGAGTCATCTGTATGGGAGTATGCTCCTAAACTAGATTTTGAAACCTTTCGTGATTACTACATGCTTAACCACATCTATAAAGTTGGTGCAATCGTAGAGCATGATGACACTGGAATGGTTGGTGAGATTGTCCATAGAGGACCAAACTATATTATTATGAAAGACGGTATGGGTGGTGAGCATAAAGCATGGTTGCAACATGTTACTGAAGTTGCAGATCAACCATTAGATCAATCTAACTATTCTGCTGATAACGGTAGTGGAAATGAGTGGAAAGTTGGGACTGATACATATAGGAAGGCGCTGCAGGATATGACTCCTGGTCAGGCAACCAAGAAATTCTCTGCATTCAATGCAGAAATTAGAAAATCCGCTACAAATAAATAGTTAATACGCAAAACTGTTAAGACGATGACTCTAAACATTAAAGTATCCGCTGCACTTGCTGGCTACAGTCTGAAAGAGCAGTCCAAGATCCTCTCCGCCATTGAGACTGGACAGCATTTAGACACCGCTCGCCTGTATGAAGGTGCACTCAAAGTGAAGGCAGTCTACGAAGAGTGGGAGCCTGCTGTGGAAGGATACGCTGGATTCCCTGTGGATCGTGATGAAGTAAAAAAGAAAAAGGATCAGCATGACGACCGTAATGTCGGACGTGTCATCCAATCTAAGGGTCAATCCTATGTCATCACTGGAAAGAAAGCAGACGGTCGTTACATTGTTGTCGGTAAGAAAGGCGACAAGACTGCTAAGGAAGCAGGTGACATCGGTCTTAACATGCAACGCGAAACAGTAGGTATTGACATTGAAGATCTCCACCAACAAATGCTTGAGGGTATGAAGCAAGCACGCAAGAATGTGGGTGCAAGCAAATGTTGGGACGGATACAAAGCAAAAGGCACAAAGACTAAGGGTGGCAAGCAAGTCCCCAACTGTGTCAAAGAAGAAGAATTGGACGAGATTTACAAGGGTAAGCACGGTCAGTCCGAGAAAGAATACCAAGACAGTCGCTCTGATGGCGGCAAGATGGTCTCTGGTGATAGCAAGCACAGCGGTGCTGCATACTCCTCTCGTGCTGTTAAAAACACTGGTCCTAATCCCGCTGGTGGCAGCAAGAAACCTCAGGGTCAAGGTCGTATGACCTCTGGACAGAGGACTGAGTTGCAATACCGTAAAGCAAATCTCAAGAAAAAGAATGAGGAGTTTATAAATAAGTTGTCTGCCTCGGGACTATTCTCTGAAGCAGAGCTTAAACAAATGGAGGAGATGGAATGAAACCCACCAACTCAGCTAACAAGCTACCTACTAAAAAGAAGGGCGGAGTTACCATCAATCCAAAAAAGGAGGACCTTATGTCTGAATCATTTAGAAAACGTTTTCAAGCAGAATTAGATGCTCTGAAAGAATCTGCCAAGAAAAAGGACAAGCATATCAAAGCCGCTAAGGCAGGTAAGCGTTGGCAAGACTCTGACGGCGATGGCAAGTGGTATGAGCCAGGTGAAGACGTTAAGAAAGAAGAAGTCTGTGCACCTGCTAAGGTTGACGATTCTGAGTCAAAGCAAAAAGCAAAGGATCGCATGAAAGCAAAGATGATGCAGATGACTGCTGATCATGATGCTAAGAGACAAGGATATAAAGCAAGCTAAAAATGCTATATAGGGTAGAGCTCTTTATAGTATAGAATCATGCTTAACTTTCTTCTACCCCTCGCATATAAAGTAGTAGACGCTGCTGTTGCTAAGATTCCTGATGACGCAGAGCTTGGTGAGAAACTCATCGACCTGTGTCTTCTTATTGTTGGCAAAGCAGTAAAACTGACTAAGACAAGTGCTGACGACGAGCTCTTCGCAAAAGTCGAAGAAGCATTGAAAGCACGCGACTAATCTTGAGGGGAGTAGTTGCTCCCCTTTATAAATAAAATATAGGAATACAACTTGTCCTCGGAGTAAAATGGCAATCTACGGAACACTTGACGCGAAAGCGATGGGCACCGCAGTTGTAGCAACTAATGGCGACGCCACGGTTACAACAGCTGGTGACTTCACCGACGCTTCTGATAACCTCGTCAAAGTTGGTGACATCCTGGAGCTTTCAGGTGTTGCTTACATTGTCAGAGAGGTTACCTCAGCGACGGCGCTTGAGTTACACACGACATATGCTGGCAGCACTGCAACTATTGCAGCTGGATCAGCAGTAAGAAGAACTGCACCTAAAGCAGTTGCAGAATTCGTAGTCAAAGGAGGCGACACTCGCTCCCGCGACCTCGTATTCGTTGACACCACAGAGCAAGCACTAGACGAGAATAAGTCTCGCGGTATTACTGGTCCTGGTTGGTGGCTCTATGAGACATATGTCTCTCACAATGGTGATACACGTCATAAGGCTGAGTGCCTTGCATTCGTCCACGCTACTGCTGCTGCAGCAGGTGACGATGCTGATGACACCATCGTGGCAGATGCAGCATCCGCTGTGACTATCTCTTCTCAACCCGCTGCTTCTACTTCCTCCTCTGGAGCTGGTACATTTGCAGTAAGCACAAGCACCAGTGGCACACCTGGCACTCTCACCTATCAGTGGCAGCGTCAAACAGCAAGTGCTACTACACGCTGGGTTAACATCAGTGCATCTCTTGACACTGGCGTAACATATGCAGACTTCACTACTGCGACTCTGGCATACAGCAGTCTCGGTGATGATTCACTGGATGGTTACAAGTATAGAGTTAAGATCACCTCCACAGGTGGCACAGAAGAGATTATCTCTGACGGCGCAGCAACTCTGACATTCGGATCGTAATAAACAACCTTATATAATGCATGTATTTTGAGTATCTAAACGAGAAGAATCATTTAATGTTTGCAATTAAGCACTACGATAACCCTCAGTCGGTTACTGTAGATGACTTTATGGAGGACATGAAAAAGTTTAAGTATTTGAAGAGACTCTTCAAACGTTATACTAAAACCCATGTCCTCCGCACCAACTTGATTCTTAATCACCTCATCATTCTGTTTAATGTATTCGGTGAAGGCACCATTCCTCTCTTGATGTATAAACTCGAAGAAGAATATTGGTCCATATTAAAATCATTTTTGATCTACCTTGATAGGTATCCTGAGATTGCTGGGTGTCTACAACAAGTAGATCCCTGTCCTGAAGTAACAGCAATCTTAGATAGCGTATGATTAACGAAGATGCCCCAACAATGAGCGCAGGCACTGGTGGATTCTCTGGATCTGCTAATGCAAGTGGTCCTGTGGCAGGTTTCGATCCTATCCTAGGAAAGGGTAAGGTGAAGAAACGTAGACGCTATGCTATGAGTAATAAGGAAATGATGAAGACTGAAGGAGCGCAGAAAGATACCTCCTATCTTCCCTTCCTCATTTCATATGACGGAGCAGAGCAGTATGTGCTCTACAGTAAGTCTGAAGCAGCATTGAAGATAGACCTGCGAAAGATCTACCGTCCAGAAAATTTCAAGAAGCTTGCAGTCAAGAGACTGTATCCCAATGAAGGAATCCAATTCTATTGGAAGAAAAGACAAGCAGCACTCAGAGCGGAGTAATGTCAGACATCAACACTGCTATTATTGAAAGACTAGAAAGAGTTGATGACTCTTTACAGGATAACTCTGTGAAGATGGGTCAACTGTTAGCAGTCCATAACGAAAAATTAGATAAGCAAGATCGTATCGATGAAGTGCTGTTTGAAAAGATCGACAGACTTCATTCTGATCTCAACAAAGACACAGACTCAATCAAGAAAGGATGCGAGCGTGACATCAGACTGATCGATGATCGTCTGAGGGTCATGGAGAAAAAGATGTGGACCATCTTCGGTGGTCTTGCAGTCATATCCTTCCTACTATCTGTGCCAGGCCAGTCCCTTCTCAAACAGTTGACGAATGTCGATGACTCTGCTAACATACCTGCAGAGATTCATTACCTTGCATGACCGTAGTAGAGGATAAGTTTGTCAGGCAACTGAGCACACGTCTTCTAAAATTTAAGAATATCCGACCAGGAGTTTATAACTTCCGATGTCCTTATTGTGGTGACTCACAGAAGCACACCAATAAAGCACGGGGGTATTTTTTTGCGGTCAAAAATGAATACGTTTATAAATGTCACAACTGTGGTAAAGGTGTTGGACTCGCTAACTTCCTAAAAGATAACGCTAGTGATCTTTACGATGAATTTCTCATGGAGAAATATCGTAACAATCAGACAGGTAAAGGTAGACGGACTGCTAACCCAAAAATTCCATCAGCAACTCCTTACTTTGCTAAGAAAGTAACAGACCTTACCCCTATCAGTGAGCTAAATAAAGGACATCCAGCGAGAGATTATTTAGAGAGTAGGAAGATTCCTGAGCATTGTCTTGAGGACCTGTATTATGTTGATAAATTTAAGAGATGGGTAAACACTCAGCGACATACGTTTGCTAATTTACAAAACGATAGACCTCGTATCATCATTCCACTGAAGGATAAAGACGGAAAGTGGTTTGGTGTGCAAGGTAGATCCTTGTCTCCTAAATCTAACCTCAGATACATCACGATTCTATTTGACGACGAGGCACCAAAACTTTATGGACTTGATAAAATCAGAGAAGGAGCTCCAGTCTATGTTACAGAAGGACCATTTGACAGTCTCTTTATTCCACAGGCGATTGCTATGTGCGGAGCTGATGTTGATCCTCGTCGTTGGGGTATCAGCAATCCTATTTGGGTCTATGATAACGAGCCACGAAATCAACAAATTACCGATAGAATCAAAAGAGCAATCGATTCCAACGACCCCGTAGTCATATGGCCAAAGGGTTTGCGCCAGAAAGATATCAATGATATGATACTCGCAGGCATTGATGTCTACAGCATTATTAAACAAAACACCCATCAGGGAATATCAGCAAGGATTAAATTTAGCGAATGGAAAAAAGTATGAGTGACATCACAGTCATTAAAAGAGATGGTCAAGTAACACAACTAGACCTTGAAAAGATTCATAAGATGGTAGAACTTGCTTGCAGAGGACTTGCTGGTGTCTCTGAGTCTGCTGTTGAGATGAATGCTAACCTTCAGATCTTTGATGGAATTAAGACTGAAGACATCCAAGAGATCTTGATCAAGTCTGCTAATGATTTGATTAGTCTCGATGCACCTAACTATCAATTTGTTGCTGCCAGACTTCTTTTGTTTGGTCTTCGTAAGGCAGTATATAATGGTCACCCAGACGGTCACCCTACGGTCCTAGAGCAACTAGAAAAGGGTGTGGAGTTAGGTGTGTATGATAAACCTCTAATTAATGCATACTCTAGAGAAGAGTGGGAAGAGATTAACTCTTTCGTAGAGCACGATCGTGACTATTTGTTTACATATGCTGGTCTTCGACAGGTCACTGATAAATACCTCGTACAAGATCGTAGCGCAGGGAAAATCTTCGAGACCCCTCAGTTCATGTATGTCCTGATTGCTGCGACTCTTTTCCAACAATACCCACAGGAAACACGTCTTGAATACATCAGACGATACTACGACGCAATCTCACAGCACAAAATCAACATCCCCACCCCTATCATGGGAGGTGTGCGGACTCCCCTTAGGCAATTTGCTAGCTGTGTTCTTGTTGATGTTGATGACACCCTCGATAGTATCTTTAGCAGTGACATGGCTATTGGTTACTACGTTGCTCAAAGGGCTGGAATCGGCATCAACGCAGGCAGAATCCGTGGTATCAACAGCAAAATCAGAGGCGGAGAGGTTCAACACACAGGTGTGGTCCCCTTCCTCAAAAAGTTTGAATCAACTGTCAGATGCTGCACGCAAAACGGCATCAGAGGTGGGTCAGCAACTGTCCACTTTCCTATCTGGCACCAAGAAATAGAAGACATCATTGTCCTTAAGAATAACAAGGGCACTGAAGATAACCGAGTAAGGAAACTTGATTACTCGGTGCAGATTAGTAAATTATTTTATGAGAGGTTTATTAGAAATGAAAACATCAGTCTTTTCAGTCCTCACGATGTCCCTGGCCTTTACGACGCTTTTGGTACTGATGAATTCGATCAACTTTATGCCAGGTATGAAGCGGACGACAGGTGTCCTAGACGCACCATCCCTGCTCAAGAACTCATCCTCGCGCTACTAAAAGAAAGAGCAGAGACTGGTCGTCTTTACATTATGAATATCGACCACTGCAATTCACACTCGTCTTTCAAAGACAAGGTGAATATGTCTAACCTCTGTCAAGAGATCACACTACCTACTGATCCTATCAGTCACATCGATGATGAAGGTGGTGAGATTGCCTTGTGTATTCTCTCTGCTATCAACGTAGGTAAACTTCGCACACTCAATGAGTTGGAGAATCTATGTGACCTTGCAGTGAGAGGACTGGAAGAGTTGATTGACTATCAAGGTTACCCTGTTAAAGCAGCAGAGCGCAGCACACTTGCTCGTCGCTCCCTTGGTATTGGATACATCGGACTGGCACATTACCTTGCTAAGCATGGTGAGCACTATGATGATCCAACAGCATGGAGACTGGTCCATGAGTTGACTGAAGCATTCCAATACAATCTTCTCAAGGCATCTAATGCACTTGCAAAAGAGCGTGGACCTTGTGATGCATACCAGCATACAAAGTATCATGATGGAATTCTTCCGATCGATACATATAAGAGAGACCTAGATGAAATCGTAGCACCTGAGTACAAGTATGATTGGGATTCTCTTAGGACTGACATCCAACAATACGGACTACGCCACAGCACGCTGTCCGCACAAATGCCTTCAGAGAGTAGCTCCGTTGTGTCAAAC